CCGGTAAAAAGTATATACTGGACGCACTGCAGACCGCCGGAGTTATACCAAACGACAGTCAGAAATATGTAATGGGTTTGGTGGATACGGTTGCTTTTGATAAAGCAAACCCCAGGGTAGAAGTTACGATTTACGAAGAATAATAACAACATTGATGTTAAAAACGACAAAATGACGGTGCAAGAATTTATAAAGTTAACCCAAAATAGTTTTGGGGGAGACGTAATAAAACAGCTTGCAAAGGAGATGAAAGTTAAAATTGAAAACTAAATGCACTAAGCCGCCGAAAGTGCCGAGCCCTACGTTGTGCGGCAAAGCTCCTGATGGAATAGATTGTTTTGTTTGTAAGTGGTATGCAAAAAATGTGATTGAAAAGGAGGATACAAAAGATGATAAGTGATAAAATAGCTGATTTTTTATCATACATGGAAGAGCAATGTCAAATGTATGATATTGCCAGAGATATGTTAAAAGAATGCGATGAAGCTACGCAAGATATATTACATAAAATGGAAATAGACCCGGTTAAATATAAAGAGCGTGCGAGACTAGCAACTAAATTACAATCTATACGCCGCCAAAGAAGAACTGCAAAGGATATGACAGAAACAACAAAAATAATATCAATATGGGTAAAAGATAATAAATCAATTATAGGGTCCTTACAACGGTTATTAGGAGATGTAAGGAAAGCAGAGAAAAAACAGCAAAATAGAACCTATATACCCAGGACGAATGTTATAGAGGAGATAAGGAGAATATGAAAATGAAAGATTATAAACAAAAAGAATGTTGGGGTTGCGAAAATTTCACGTCGCTAGGTGAAGGCGACCATCTTTGTTGTGAGAATATAAGGAAGGAGAGGCACAATGGAAGCAATACTTGAAATATTAACAACAGAAGATATGACAGAGTTAAGACAAGGGATTAAGAATTTAATTTTAAACGCTGTAGAAAGCGATTTTAATGCGTTAAATGAACATATAGTACCACCTAATTTTGTTATTGAGGTAATAGATGATGTCATTGATGATATACGGCCTAAACTTGAGAAAAAAACTAAAAAGGTAATAAACCAAAAAATAAATGATTATCTAAATGCAATACAGACAAAGGAGAATGAAAATGAATGTTAAATTAGTAGCTAATGGGAAAACTGTTGATTATGAAATTTCTGATACTGAATACAATAGATTATTTACACGCACAGGACTTGAAAAACCTGTTGCTTGTGAAGAGTTTTATGCAGTAAATTTTAGTAACGGTGATATAGACAATTTTATATGGAATGGTTATAAATGTGACGAAACTTTTTTTGACTGTGGACTTATGTCTACGGATAAAAAATTGGCTCAAGATAGATTTAGAGCTAGAAAAATAAAAACGAAATTAGAACGATTTGCGGCAGAACATAATAAAGGTGCTTTGAATTGGAATCTATGCGCTAAAACAAAATGGTATTTATATTATGACTTCACTTATAATGAAGTAGATGTAAATCAGTCACGAACATTGAAAATTGAGGGGACTACATATTTCAGCTCTGAAAAAATAGCCAAACAAGCTATTGAAGAACTGGACAAAGACGGAGAATTAGTTTGGTATTTGCGAGATTATCAGCCATGGATTGGAGCGTATGAAGAAACGGAGGAAAAGTGATTAATATGATTGATAAAATAGTGGAAATGCTTAATGGCAGAGAATATCTAGACGAGGTAACACCTGAAACAAGACGATTAGCTAAAGAAAATAACATAGTTATCGTCTATAATCGTAGTGATGATTTAATGATATTTGACGGCGTAATACAAGATGAGGTAGGGTGTTATGAAGGTGGCGTAGCATTTATTAATAGCAACGGATTATTTTCACCGGAGGACGATTTTATTTGTCCTGCTTGTGAAGACTGTAAATACATACAAGAGGAACGTAATAAATGCAAAATAATATGGGCTAAGTGGTGTGTGTCAAATGTTTCATGGTCATATCTAACCGATATACCCCACAAAACATTTGATATAATGGAAGACGGAGAAATATATTGTAGAGGCATTGTCTTTAGTTTAGATGATTTGGGCGAGGAGGAAAAATAATGTTACACGCAGTAAAGATTGAACCGGAATATTTTAACAAAATAATAAAAGGGAAAAAATCATATGAAGTTAGAAAAAATGACAGAGATTACATTGCTGGGGATTGTATTGCACTAAATGAATATAAGCATGGAGAATATACAGGACGTTTTGCGTTAGCTAATATTATTAGCGTGGAAAAATATTCTAAGTACTTAACTATAGGTTATGTTATTTTACAGCTTGAACCGTTGGAAATTCGTGATAAAATAAATCGCTATGACTGTTATGTAAATTCCGAAAGAATCAAGGAGGCACAAAATGGATTATCAGAATGAATTTTATCAAGCTCATAAATATGACCTGAAAAGGCAAACTTTAGAAAATCTCAAAAATTTAGAGGATATATTAAGAATACCGAGTGTGGAATTGTGTCTAGAAGTATATGCAGAAATATTATCCGAACTTAAGCAAGATGAAAAGAACAATATACAAAAAATGATGAAAAAGAAAGGCGATAATAATGAGTAGAAATTACATATGAAAAATTGTTTTAGAAGGTAACAAATGCATTGCGTTACAAAAATGAGATTATTTCTAAATGTAAAAACTTAGTTGATAATATGAATAAATAATATTATTTAAACAAAAAAACGCCCTGCATATGCGAGGACGCTCGAAAAATAATAAACATATTATATCACATAATAGTGATAAAGTCAAGGAGTGTTAAATATGCAGGGTGTGACTATAGAAGAAACAAAACAGTGGTTAAATCGTGGTTATAAACTACGAGAGACGATAAGAATTTTAGAAAAAGCGCAAATGCGCGCTTATGACATAGTGACGGGTACGACAATAACACTATCGGAAAGGGTACAGGAAAGTCACGGGAATGGAACAGAGAATAAATTAATTACATACGCAGATTACTGCAGGCAGATAGACTGTCATAAGACAGATTTATTTGAAATCTTGAAACAAATAACAAATGCAATAATGAAAGTTGAAAACAACATCTATAAAAACATACTCATATCAAGATACATTAATTTCGAGACATGGGAGAATATATCACAAAATATTGGATATTCATACAGACAAATACTGAGATTGCATGAAAAAGCGCTACGAAAAGTTAAAGATGTCCTTGAATGTCACATTGAAAGTGTGATATAGTGTATAATGTAGGAAATAAAAAATTTCTCCTTTTTAAATTTTTTTCTATGAGCCGTTACCTTATGGGGACGGCTTTTTATATTGCGATTTTAGGTCTTGTGGGAATGATACATCATAAATAAATGCTGAGGGGTGGGCGGCTGTGATGTTAATGGAGGTAATTAATTGTGGAAATAATATATAAATCAACAAAAGAAATTAAGCCATATGAAAATAATCCGAGAAATAATAATGAAGCTGTTGAGAAAGTAGCAGTTAGCATAACAGATTACGGATTTAGGGTGCCAATTATTATTGATAGTAATAATGTAATAGTCGCAGGCCATACAAGGTATAAAGCCGCGTTAAAAATAGGCTGTGAATCTGTACCATGTATAGTTATTGATGACTTAACACCGGAGCAGATAAGAGCATATAGATTGGTAGACAATAAGACGGCAGAATATTCAAGTTGGGATTTTGAAATGCTTGAAAAAGAATTAAAAAGTTTAGATATAGATATTTCAGAATTTGAATTTCCTGATTTGGGAGAAACATTGGATATTTCAGATGATGATTTTTATACAGATGAGACAGTAAAAAATGTTAAAGTGAAATCTATTAAATGTCCGCATTGCGGAGAAATTTTTGAACTATGAGAATATATCTTGCTACATCAACTAGTGGCGTTAAAAAAGAACAAAGAAAAGAAATGATAAAATGTTGTAGACCATTATATTTACTAGAGACTTTTTATTCAGGCGAAAAATGTTGCGCAATGGTTCAGAATGATGTTGGCACGGATAATTTTCTTCTTGACAGTGGAGCATTTTCATATATGAATGGAAAGTCTATAACAGAAAAACAAATGGAGGAATATATAGAAAAGTACATCTGCCATATAAAAAAATACAATGTAAGATACTTTTTTGAGATGGATGTTGACTGTATATTTGGTCTTGAAAAAGTTGAAATTTGGCGTAAAAAAATTGAGAACCAAACTGGTATTAAGTCTATACCTGTGTGGCATAAGTCAAGAGGTATAGACTATTTCAAACGAATGGTCGATGAATATGATTATATAGCAATAGGCGGTTTCGCGAATGGTGATATAAAGAAGACAGAATATACGTTGATAAACAAAATGGTTAAATATGCGAATGCAAGAGGAACAAAAGTTCATGGTCTTGGCTTTACGCAAATGAAGCATATATATGATTATCCATTTTATAGCGTAGATAGTTCAACTTGGTGCACAGGAGTTGTGAGAGGAGGATATCTATATTATTTTGACGGTAAGGTAATGAAATACGACATAATAAAAAATGGGAAAAAATTAAATCTATCTAAAATGGCTATGCGGTCATTTTCAGAATGGGTAAAATTTCAAAAATATCTAAACACAAGGAGAGTAGTATGAGAAAAACTGAAAAGAATTTATCAATATTAACGGCATTATTCGTAGTATCGTTAATAATTTCAAATATAATAGCAGGTAAAATCATTAATACGGGCATTCCGTTTTGGGGTTCAGTGATAACGATTCCCTGTGCGGTTTTATGCTATCCTATAACATTTTTAATTACAGATGTTGTCGGTGAGGTTTGGGGGAAAAATGAAGCAAACCATATAGTAAGATTAGGACTTATTTCACAGATAGCTGCTACGATTATAATTATTATTGGGAAATATTTACCTTTTATTGACGGCGAAATGCAACAAGCATATATAAAAATATTAGGACAAAATTGGATATTTGTAATTGGCTCTTTAACTGCTTATCTAGTAAGTCAGAATCTAGATGTTCATATATTTCATAGATTGCGTGATAAATATATAAAAGAACATGGCAGTACAAAAGGCGGTCGCTGGATATGGAATAATGCTAGTACAATGACAAGCCAATTTGTAGACACATTAATTTTTATAACGATAGCTTTTGGATTTGGGTTTGGTTGGATATTTAATAATCAGATTGCTCTAATAGGTATGTTGATAGGGCAGTATCTAGTTAAGTTGATAATAGCGGCACTTGATACGCCGTTTTTTTATTTTCTGACAAAAAATAGAACAGAAATAAATTAGGCAGTGTGGGGCGTCCCGCAACACCCCACACTTACGCTAGAGCACATGCCTCTAACGCAGATAGCCCTTCTCGGCCGAGATTGCTATCTGCACCATTATATAGGAATTAGAGGTGCGATGTCAATGGAAATAGATACCAAAATAAAAGAAGCGTTAGAAAAACGTGCTTATGGTTTTGAAGTTGAAGAAAAAGAGTTTATAAAAAATAAGAATAATGAAAATACTGGGAGAATAAAAGTAACAAAAAAATATATTCCCCCGGATGTAACTGCTTTAAGAACGATTTTGCAATTAAAGCAGGCAGGGAAATGATGAGGTTATGGCAAAGGGCAAATATAAAAAATGGTTAAAACCTGAAAATTTATTATTAATAGAGGGCTGGGCTAGAGATGGATTGGTTGATGAGCAGATAGCGCATAACATGGGTATAGCATGTTGTACCCTGTATGAGTGGAAAAATAAATATGCAGAGATAGACGAGGCCTTAAAAAAGGGAAAAGAAGTTGTAGATTTAGAAGTTGAGAATGCACTGCTTAAACGAGCGTTAGGTTATATAGTAGAAGAAAAGAAGATTGAGGAGAATGGTATAGGTGGAGAAAAAACTATAACTACTATAAAACATATACCTGGAGATACTACAGCACAAATATTTTGGCTTAAAAATCGTAAGCCAAATAAGTGGAGAGATAAACCAACAACAGAAGACAATACACAAGACCAAAACATAATTATTAATATTAGTCCGGCTACAACAAACGATATGGAAGATAGTTATGGAGATTAATTTAAAAGTCAATAAGGTATATATACCTTATTTACAAAAACCACAATTTACACAGATATATTACGGCGGTTCCTCAAGCGGAAAGTCGTTTTTTTTATGTCAAAAAATTATTATTGATAATATGAATGGTTGTAATTGGCTT